CTAATCCCGGCATATATCCCAGCACAAGGAATACCCACCGTGCTTTGCGCTCCGAGATGCGTCTACGATGTTCAAAGGGAGGAGTCTATTCCCCTTTGGTTCGGCTTCTCACTGAGAAACTCTATGTAAGAGCGTAGTTCCAGATGTTCCTGATATCCGGATACTTTCTCTATAGACATAGGAGTTAGTGAGCAATGCAGGGCATCCCCCGTCCAGCGTTTATACTGGCGACGGAGTTGGAAGCTTTCACGCTCCCACGCATCATTCTGTCCCATGGAGGATTCGGGTTCTTGACCTCCATACACTTGGCGACCCCCAAGAGCTCGTAGCAGGTAACCTAGGAAGGTAGTACCTCCGAGCATCACGTGTTGTTCACGACGGAGAGGTTTCGGTCTTAGCATGCGGGGCACCTGTCTATCCGAAACAGAAAGAATCTCCTTGAACGCGGACTTTACTTCTCCGAAAAGCGGTTTCGACACCGTGGGACGATTAGGTCCCAACCGAGCACGATTGTTGCAGGCCAGGTAGGCCGCAATCTTTAGGCTTCGCTCAGCCTCCTCGGGCGAGGAATGCTTTTCAAGCATCTCGCATAAAGTACATCCCTGCGGTATGGCACATCCTGCACCCCCTAAACTTTTGGGAATGTAGAGATTGCACCCAGTCGGAAGGCTTTTGACCACCTTCAACTGAGCCATGAGAAAAGTCTTAAGCACCTTCTCCTGCTGACCAGAGGGGATCCCTCGGAGAGCCTCATGGGAGAGGCTCTCCAGGTCCGTCCAATGGATCACCTTCTTCTGACCGGCATCCAAGCCCTTCTTCACCGTCCCATAGAGGATAGACTGGTTTAAGAAACCCTCCAGCTTCCACGGGCGACGAACGAGCTTACGAGTATGATGTTCGGTCCATTCCGCCGTCTCGGGATCAAAGGTCCGATCCACGAGAACTTCGGTGACGATCATGTCATTCGAGGCTTCCTTAGGAGGACGCCTTAGTTCGGAATTCATTATGAGAAAATCCCTAGAAGTATAATTCTTCCCGAGGGAGAACTCCAAACCACAAACCTTTGTAACATATTTCCATGTGGCATACGATTCTTCATTAGCGATGAACCCAATATCGTCACCGTTGACCCTCATTCGGGTGCCCGGTGCGAGATGCTGTCCAAGCGAGACTAAGGAAGCTGCCGCATTAACAATACAAAGGATCGGGAACGACATTGGGGAACCCATGAGCTGTCCCCAGGACTGGTCCACGACTTCCTCATTACGGCCCTTTCCGTAATGAAGCCTATGGAAACCCAAACACTTACGTCCCAAAAGGTAATAAGGAGTATTAGAGAGCAGTTCAACACGACCATGCCAGCTGATTAAGCCGCTTTCGGCGATCATCTGCCAGCAGAAGAGGGAAAGGTCCCTCCTTAGATTGTCGGTGGCGGCCTTATAGTCACCGCTCACATAGAACTCATCCTCCTTCAATTCCTTCCTTAGTCCAAAAGCCTGGACCCAGGATTGGTCATCAATCGGATGACCAATGTACTGGAAGACTGGATGTCTTTTCAGGTTCGAATGCATGAATTTCTGCAATTCGATGGCACGATAGTATTCAGCAGCTCCCCCTTTGGTGATTATTCGAACCTTTAAGGGTTCTAGAATACCAACGGGGCTGGCGTCCAACGGATGGGCTAGATTCTGGATCCAAAGAGAATCGACGTAAGCCTGAAAGGCTTCAACCTCGTCGGTCCCGTCTATGAACCTTACTTCAGAAACACCATCCTTGGGATTGTCCACCATTCCAAAGAGCTGATCATGGTGAATATCATCATACGTTAGAAACCCCGAGAAGAGCTTCCCCAGGGCCCCAGCGTTACCCATACCATTTTCGAAACTCGCACGCAGCGAGGGTATGCAGTCACAATGATGAAAGAAACGTCCACCATAAATTTCCCGACAGATCGCGCGGATCTCGTCCTTGACCTTGGAGAGTACATAGCGCTCCCGAGGATCCATTTCTGAAGCATGGACCTCCTTCCTTGTCAGAGCCGCCTTATGATCTTTAAGGCTTGAATCTACGAAGCTCTGAGGAGCGACCGGGTCACCGATCTTAGACATCAAGATGTCGTAAGCAACTCGGCGGCACGGCCAGTTACCCAGACGGGCCCTCCTTAGGACCTTGTGGATGACATGGCCGACTCTCCCACCGCAGAACTCCCCAGGGAGTTCGCCGGAGGCTAAGGGCCCCGGGGCGACTGGAAGTTCCGTCTGACACAGAGAGTAAGCAAACGCGTATGAGGTATGGAACTTAAGCCATTTGATGGCGGTCCCTTCCTTTGAGCGAGTTTCGTAGAGTGCAAGAAATTGTGCTCTACTCTCTGTGTCCTTGACGACCTTATACGGACTTCTCTGCAAGGCACGATGAAGAGCCGTATAGGCATCGACAGACCATTGATGATGGTCCGTAGGCGCTGGTCTCCGACCAGCAACCTGTGGGGTCTGATCCCGGGACATGACGTTGGAAGAGGGATCACTTCTTCCAGCGCTGTGCCTTTGAGTTCGGCCGTTCACAGTGGCCGGCGATTTAGCCGGTAAGCGAGCCGTAGTCTTTCGTGGTGAATGAAGACCCATAAG